TGGTGCTTCTTGGATCTGGCCTATCTTTTTTAAGAAGGCTAAGTTTTCTGCATCTGTACTCATTTTAACTCCAGCTCGTTAGGATTGATACGGTAATTTCAGAAACCAGCAAATCACCACTAGCGGCGTTGACTATAGCAGGTGCTGAAATACTAGATATGTTTAGCACCAAAGATGATGCGTTTAGTTTAGTTACTACTGCCAATATAAAAGTTTCCATGCCTGCTAGATTGCCTTGATTGTCAAATGCTGGTGTGGTCATAAGAATCTTAAAATTTGCTAATGGTGCAATACTTGTAATGTCATTGTTAGATGGCACAATATAAGGATCGCCAGGTGTAACCACTACGCTGTTAGCCAGTAGTGTTGCCGGTGGAAAACTAAAGGTAGACCACACTCCTGCATTGGCTAAGTCTGTTGCAAGTGTGCTGCGTAATGTAGTTATTGCAGCTGGCATTAGCCGACCAGTGAGTTAGGACTAGAATACGGTTGGATGAGACCACGTACCCGATTTATCAGTTGGTACCCCATTCTATAGGGACTTGCAGTGATCCCATCCATACCTACCCCACCAGTCTGACTAACTTGACGGCTTTGCCAGATATCAACCGCGACTATCATCGCGGCTTCTCTTATGGCCGGGGTCGCAGTGTAAGCCTGTGCTTTATGCTCTGGGCCAAGTGCTCGGCCGTATGGTTTAACAAAATGAAATGGATCGTCTGCTAAAACTTTTGCGTATTGAATAATGCTGTAGCCGTTAGGGTATGAACTAAATGCGTATGTACTCCAGAATGCTGTGCCAATACTTGCCGGCACTGTAGTGCCCGGAAATGATCCTGTTAATGTGTATGTGCCATTGTAGGTGCTTCCACAATTACTTACGACTATTTGTTGACCAGTCACAAAGATGCCGGGATTTGCTAACACTAATGTTGCTACGTTATTGCTTATAGATGAGCCGACTACTGGTGCATCGTTATGCCAAAGGTAAGGTGATATTAAATCTTCTGCCGCTTGGCAGCATTCTTCTACTGTAGCACTACTGTACAAACTTCCAATTCCCAAATTCGAACGAAGTTCCGCTTCTGTAACCATTACAGCTGCCATAGTGTCCTTTCTTAAAAAGCTCCTCTAGGGTTAGGGCTACTAAACCCTAGAGGATTATTAAATTAACTAACTTATTACGTTAGGTTGAAGCGGCGAACGCCACCAGCAACTAATACACCAACAGCCATATATCCATAGAGAGAAGTTTCAATTTCTCCTGTGGTTGGAATATTGGTTGAAAGTCGTAGAATTGGTGACTCGTAAATTGATACTGAAGATGGAACTACAATAAATGCAGACTCATCGATAGTTGTTGAAACTGCGTTTGGATCTACGTACAAGTCCAAACCAAGTACGTTTCCACGTAATGATGTTGGTACAGAAGATCCTGCATTGTTCATTGGATTAGCAGCATTGTAAATAGGGCGACCTGTTGAATCGGTGGCGCCGAGAAGCAAGCTCCACTGACTGGTTCCTGCTATGTACTTAGTTGCTAACTCACCTGTTGCAAGGTATGCAGCTGGTGCTTCTGTAGATACGTAGGAAATAATTCCTGCAGATGATGCTGCTACTGCTGTAGCTTGTGTGCCACCTGATGTAAGGGCTGCAATTACGGCAGCATCTGTAGCCTTATTGTAGGCCCGGGTCATGTTATCTAACATGGCCGCAAAAAACTCTGGAGAACTCCGCTCAAGAATTTCTAAACTGTAGCGTTGAAGTCCAGCATATTTCTTAACTGTTAGATTTACATAACTAGAAACAATTCCGGTTTCTGATGGGCCCGCTGCTTCCGCAGTTTCTGCCACGGTTCCGCTAGTTGTAATTTTTGGAACAGAGATGGTCATTCCGGCTGCCGGAAGAGCGCGTGATCCAATTGCATCAATAGCTGGTCGTGATCCAATAAGTGTATCTACTACTGTAGGTACGAACTGTGTTGGAGAAAATGCTGGATTAGTGGTGAAAGAATCATCGGCGGCAGTCATAAATTTTGCTACGTCTGCTTCTGCTTTCATTACCCACTGTGCTGACTCGTGGTTACCTAATTTTGCTTTGATGCTGTGTTCCAGCATGTGTGCTTGTGTCTTAATTGGTGAGCGAGGCTCTGTATAGAATGATGCACTAATTGTTGGGCGTGCAGCCTCTACTGGAGCAACCTCTACCACTGGTACTGCTGTTGGCTCGGTGGTGTTGTCCACTTGTGCCTCACTTTCCGTAGTTGGTTGATTTGTTGCATCCGCTTCGCCTTCGCTAGCGGCAACTTTAGTTACTTGTGCTTCTGTAAATGCTGGTGACTCAACCAAGCTGACCTCTTTTAAGGTGGCTTTAGTTACATAGATATAATCTTTTTTCTGTGATGACTTAATAACATCCACTCCCACAGATAGACCATCTATTAATTGCTCACTTGCAAGCATTAACGCATCTGATCCTTGCATACTTGCGCTGATCTTAAAACTAGCATAAATGCCATCTTCTGCTTCATTAAAATTCTGCATACGGCCAATAGGCTTATCATTTCGATGTTGCATAAGCATCTTTATCTTGCCGGGATCACCGACATCTATTGAACCTTTAGCAAAGACAACTTTACCAACACTTGTATTGCCGGCGGTCTCAAACGGGACAATTTTGCCAGCAATAACTCTACGCTCGCCGTCTGCGCTTTCTATTTGGCTATTAAATGTAAGAATCAATTTGAATCCGCCCATGTTAGTACTGCAAAGGTAAATGATGGGGTAGTGCCACCAATTGTGCCGACTACTCTTAATTGATCGGTAAATGCAGTAGTTAATCTAATTACTTCTCGTGTAACGCCTGTTGCTTGTGTAAATGTTGCAATAGTATTGTAATTAGTGCCATCTACTGTGTCTTGAACTACCACGTCTAAAGTAGGTAGTGTGCCGCTAGCTGCGCTAACGTTTAATTGCATTACTAACTGTTTAGCAGCGGCTAAGCCAGTAACGGCTGTGCCAGTAACTGTTGCAGTACGAGCAGCTGAAGCTAGTAGTGTTACTGTGCTAGCAGGTATATTGGCTTGTTGTATATCACTCATGCATTTTCTCCTTTAGTGCTGTTAATGTACTCAGCATCGCCACTTTGATTTCCGCTGGGTGTTAGATCTTCCATTTCTTTTGCTTGCTCTAGGTCTATAAGTCCTAAAGTCAACATCTTCTCTATTGTTTCTAGTCTTGTTTTATCATCTGATCGTAAAAATGTTTCACTAATATTAAAACGCACTGTTTGTCCAGCAGCTGTTATATCGTTCATACTTAGACGATCTTCTATTGCACAGATGTAAGGTTGTAAAGAATAACTGACAAATTCTTTCCGGTTTTCAACAGAATTTTGGTACGTATAACTGCCGTTCATATCGGCTGAAATATAGATTGCTGGCACATTCATAGCACGTGCAATTTGTGTGGCTAAGTATTGTGATGCCTCGTTATACATCATGTCTTTGGGACTAAAGCCCACAGTTTCATAAGATAATGTGCTAGTTAGATATGCTGTAGATCTTGATTGACGTGCTGCTTTCCAAGCTGCTAATAATCCTTGTACTTGTGACTCTGGCATATCTGCGCCAGTATTTTTTATGAAGCCAGTAGCCATTGGTGTTTGTGCTGCTACAGCTGCAGCCTTTTCTAAATCTAATGCGCTTTGTATTGTGCGACCTGCTGTTTGTAATACACCTTGTGTTAATCCTTGAAATGTAACTAATGAACCAATACCAGACATAGGTACTTTTTCATTATCTACGGTGTAATACAAAACTTCTGTACCTTTAGCATTTAATTGCGCAACTACACGAGTATTTGCTATCCATTCAAATCTTGATGGCCGTAGATCGTCCGCAAAAATTTCTGTGACCCTTAAAAAAGCCTGGCCGTAGAAGATGAGTGAATCGACTAACCACGAGATAGTGACGGATCGTGGTTGTCGAATATCTGGTTGATCTAACCAGAGTGGCTTCGGTAATTTTTCGCCTGTAGATTTTTTGTACAGCTCTAATGGTAAATATCCTATAACACCTTTAATTAAATTAGCGCATCTATTAACCGCGGGTACTTGTGTCGCAAGTGTACGATCCATCGGACCTGCACCAAATGTGTTATAACCAAATCCAATAATGCTATCGCCCATAACAGCTGGGGCATATTGCGCCTGTACGGTTTTATTATTATTAGTTAGACCTAATGCTGACAATATACCCATATGTATACTTTATACCACAAATAGGACTAATAGTGCAAATTAGACAAAGATTTGCGCGGTTTGTTGCGGTCTACTTAATTGACTTACCACCATAGCCAAAGAAATGGCAGCTGTGACATCTCCGGCTGATTTACGTCTTATTATACGCCAGCCAGCATCGTTAGTCTTAGCTGCACAGTTATTTAGGTGCTGTACTAGATCTGCCTGACCACTATGCACCATTCTGCCGTTAGCCATACTGTCTGATAAGTCTGAACAAGCTTGATAGAAGGCTTGGCCTGATACATCTTGCATACGCCATCCGCTTTGCTCTAATCGTGTCGCTATTGACTGTGTGGCGTACTTATCAAAGCAGATAATGTGTGGGTGATACTTACGTGCCCACTCATTTACGTCACTAGCCATTTTAACTTCATCTATCGCTATATCGCTATGCCAAAGCTGTGCAAGTCCTACAGCTATTTTGTCCCCTTTCATTTGACCCATAATTAACGCGCCTGATCGGCGTGTCGGTGCTATATCAAAAGCCATTATAGTCATTGGCCCAACAGGGATCTCTAAGGTACTGTCGCTGCAAGCTTCTATACTGCCATACACCCATGGACTGACTGCGCTATCTATCCACTGGCATAACATCTCTGTGCGTGTAGCTTCTACGCTGTTTGTGTTAACTGATTCTTCTAAAGTCTGCTCATTTATCAAATGCGATAGTGCAGGGTTAGCCATAGCCCAAGCTTTACGATCATGTATCTTACAGTGCTGCGGAGCTGACCATTCATAGTAACCTAAATTGTCGGGTGGATACGATAAGCACCTTTCTCGTAAATCATTAAGCACTGTACTAAATCCATCACCGGCATTACTTGTCATTAGTGTCATAGCGTTGGGTCTTGCACGTGTAACGGGTAATGCGGCTGTAAATGCTTCAGGTGTCCATTCACGTAACTCATCTATGTATAAGAAGTCAGCGGTTTTGCCCCGGGGAGCGTCCCGGGTGGCTGCTGCTATCTCGTATCTTGCGCCATTAAGTAAAGTAATAGATTCTTGACCATTAGCTAGACGGATCTGTCTTACTCGTTTTTTTAGCCACTCATTATCTTCTATTGTGTAAGCAACTTGTCTAAATGTGTCTAATGCCATATTTCTGTTAGAAGACATGCCTAATACGTTCTTAGAGTCCCACAGAAAGAGATGAGCAAGGATAAGCATACGAGCAAGGTGTGTTTTGCCGTTTTGCCGGGCTACTAATACGAGAGCTGTCTTTTTACGCCAATTTTGTTCACTGTCTACAGATAAAAGATCATCTAAACACCAGCGTTGCCATGGGATAAGCGGCAACCCTATTTTCTCAGCTAAATCTGCTACTTCCTGTGCTTTGCTATTACCTTTTAATAAAGGCGTGTGGATTCTAGGCTTAGTGCTGCCAACTAGCGTGACCCCTCGTGGCGTCTGTTTTACTTCTGTATCAATCTGCATCAAAGTCAAGCGTATCAGGTTTAATAAAAGGTGAGTCAGGCACTGTTCGTGTTGTTTTAGGGAGAGAACGTTGTGAAAAGACAGGGGGGGTCGCCTTACCAATAAAAAAACGACCACCTTTAGAACTATTACATGACTTGCATAGGACTTGTAAATTATCGGGACTCCACATGTCGCCGCCTTTTACACGGGGAATTATATGATCAACTGTATGACCCGGCTTATTACAGATAGCACACTGCCAGCCATCTCGATCAAGTATGGTAATGCGTAGCTTCTTCCACTTACCTGTACTTATTGCCTTACGACTCAATGCCAACCCTTAATCTTATAATGCTCTAATGCTTTACACATAGAACCATAGCGATGTAAATTATATTTAATGCCCCAATCAATTTGTTTAGTACCATCAACAGTAGCTAAATACTTAGATCTACCTTGTGGTATGCCATAGTGTGAGCCATTACGTGCTAATGGGTTAAGTCTAGATTCTGCCATATACAGCTCTATTAAACAGTGTGTCTCATCTAAATCATTTAATGTTATTAATATGTACTGCTTGTAATGAGTTGGTTTGTAATTCTCTTTAGCAACAGAATAATCTTTTAAAAAGCAACTGATAAATGCAATTAGCATAAAGGTCGCCCAAACTCTGCGCCTTCCGAGTCTTGCCGGGGGCGACTCAGCTTTTCGATTTAAGATCGAACGCTTCTTTAGGGTATCACATGCAACCAAATTAATCATCATTATGCGTGTCGTTACGCTTAGGATAAATGGATTGTAAAGGCCATGCAACATGTTGCGTTTTATCTAATAAGTAAATGTAGCGATGTTTCTTAGTGCGTGGCTTCCACACGCCTGTTAAATGACGCTTGATTTTACCCCTAGAATGTTTAACAGTGCCCCCATACCAGAAGTCTGTTGCAGGTGGGGTCAAGCCGTAATAGTTAAAGTTAGCAGCTTGATATATTGTGCCTACATGCCTACTTGAGTCAGCATAACTAATTACAGCTTTGATGCCCTTTTTCTTTAATTCTCTTAAACTGTAGGCTATAAACTTAGATGCTATGTTGCTATGATTTAATGAAGGCTCAAGCACAAGCCTAGACATCTCGACAAAGCAACTATAATTACCTCTAGGCAGCCCGAAAGCACTCTGAGCTGAATTTGGCACTGATAAGGGTGAATAGACCACAGCACCTATGATCTGATAGTCCTTAATAATACCAAAACAATATTGACCTATAAAGCGTTTATTGCCTAAATAGTGGTAAGCACTGACAAGCTTGTAAGCCTCAACATAACTAATTTTACCGAATTTTTGGAGCGATGGGATCAGAATTGAACTGTCATCTGATAGCTGGAAAGCTAACTGTGTTGTCATTACACCACCATCGCACGTGTCATTACCTAGCCTCTATTAATGCACAAGTATGGCAGCCATTCTTTAAAAACTGCCAACCGCCACACTTGCTACATCTATCAATATTACTGTCGGGTATATCTAACGCTTCAGCTATGTTTTTCACTCCCACACAGCCACAGTCCATACACTGATAAGCCTTAAATCCTTCAGGCGTATCTAACTGCTCAAGCCATAA